AAATGGTCCAGAAAAGGATCTAAACTTGGCAATGAAGCTTTTATAAAAAGACTTAAAGAGCAAGGTCCGACAGAAAAAGAAATTGCACATCAAATAAAAATGGCAGAAATCCGAAAAAAAGGATTACATAGAGTTCCTCATTCCGAAGAAACTAAAAAAACAATAAGTGACAAAAAGAAAAAACATTTTCAAGATAAAACAAATCATCCAATGTGGGGCAATACAACTTATGAAGTTGAGTCACCACTTGGAGAAAAATTTATAGTTTCTGGTGGATGGAAAGATTGGTGTAATCAAAAAAACTTAAATTCTTCAAATCTTAGATGTGTGGCATTAGGAAAAAGAAAAGAACACAAAGGTTGGAAAGCAAAAATCATAAAATGACAGATTTAGTTATATCTAAAGTGAATGAGGTTTATATAAAAATCTCGTGTGAGAGACACATCGCTCAAGAACTTTCTCAGTTTTTTGAATTCTTTGTTCCTGGTCACCAATTTGTTCCAGCATTTAGAAACAAAATTTGGGATGGTAAGATTCGTCTGTTCGATCTGAGAAGCAATCAGTTATACATTGGACTTTTAAATTATCTTGTTGAGTTTTGTAATGACCGTGATTATGCATACTCACATGATTTTATAGAAGATGAATTCTCATTATATCATGCCAAGAAGTTTATATCAACCTTAAATCTTCCGTTTGAGGTACACGACCACCAAATAAATGCGTTCGTTCATGCAATGCAGAGTCGCCGGGCCATGTTGATTTCACCAACAGCTTCTGGAAAATCTCTAATCATTTATATGTTGGTGAGACAACTACTCGATTATCAAAATCTCAAAGGCCTTATTATTGTTCCAACAACATCTTTGGTTGAACAGTTGGCTAAAGATTTTGAAGATTATGGTTGGGATTCAGAAACAAATGTACATAAGATATATCAAGGCAAAGATAAGTTTACAACAAAGCCTGTAACAATCTCCACATGGCAGTCATTATACAAAATGCCACCAGAATACTTTGAACAATTTGATTATATCATTGGTGATGAAGCACACTTATTCAAGGCACAATCATTAACTTCGATATTGACTTCATGTACAAAGACCAAATATCGCATAGGACTCACTGGAACACTTGACGGCACTAAAACACACAAGTTAGTACTAGAAGGTCTATTTGGACCAGTGGAGAAGGTAATTACTACTAAGGAGATGATTGATAAGAAGATTGCTTCTTCGTTTGAGATTAAATGCTTAATATTGAAACATCCAGATGATGTTTGTGAAGAAATGAAGAAGGCAGATTATCAAGATGAGATTCAGTATCTAATTGCCTGTGAATCTAGAAATAAATTTATTAAAAATCTTGCAGTTAGTTTAGGTAATAATACACTAATACTATATCAAATGGTTGATAAACATGGCAAGAACCTTTATAATCTAATTAAGAATACCGAGAAGATTGGTAATCGAAAAGTCTTTTTTGTCCACGGCGGAACAGATACTGCGGACAGAGAAGAAATTAGAAGGATTATGGAGATAGAAAATGACGCTATTGTTGTGGCCAGTTATGGTACTTTTTCTACTGGAATTAACATTAGGAATTTACATAACATTATCTTCGCATCTCCGTCAAAGTCACGAGTTCGCAGTCTTCAATCTATTGGACGAGGTTTACGACAGGCGGAGGGTAAGGAAGTGGCAACGCTCTATGACATTGCAGACGACATGCGAGTCGGCAAACACATGAACTTTACTTTAAGACACTTCGTGGAACGAGTGAAGATATATACGGAAGAGAAGTTTCCATTTAAAACTTACAAGATAGGACTAAAAAAATGAGCAATGTAAAACTTGTCCGACTACAAAATGGAAGTGACATCATTGGTGTTACGGAGGAAATCATGGAAGGCCATTACCTCTTAATCAATCCGATGTTATATGACGTAACGAACCGAGGTGCAATTTCGCACATCATGTTGAAATTCTTCCTGCCAATACAATTGGTAGAGAGAAATGAGGTTATTTTGAACAACAAAGACATTATATTCATTACAACACCTAGTGAGGAGTTTGTTGAATATTACGAAAACTCTGTAGAAAACCTCAAGAGAATGGAAACAGAAGATAGTTTCCAAGAAGAGGTTCAAAGTGAATTGAGTGAAAGAATTAAGGACTTAATCGTCCAAGCATTTAATGAAATGGATCCAGAAGAAAAAACAATTCATTGATTTCAATGGTCAACACCGAGACTTTAACACTTGTCAAGTCTTTTGTCAACAAAAATTATGGTATATTTGAATGAGCACTAAACATTACATCAACAACGCAGACTTCCTACAAGCTTTAATTGCTTACAAAGAACGGAAAGAATCCAATCCTAATGAACCAATACCAAACTATATTGGTGAATGTTGGATGAAGATTGCCGAGGGTCTATCACATAAACCCAACTTCATAAATTATCCACACAGAGAAGATATGATAGGAGATGGTATTGAGAACTGTCTTATGTACTTTGAGAACTTTGATCCTACCAAATCAAAAAATCCATTTGCCTATTTTACTCAAATCATATATTATGCGTTCCTACGTAGGATTCAGAAAGAGAAAAAACAACTCTACGTGAAGTACAAATCTACCGAACAACTTGGTATACTGGATGAATTTGAGATGCTGGAAATGGAAGGCGGAGGTTCTAGGCAATTTGAACTGTATGATAATATTGCCGAATTTATTGAATCATATGAAGACGTACAACAAAGAAAGAAAGATGATAAGAAGTCTGCCAAAAAGCCAAAAGGTATTGAAAACTTTTTAGAATAGTTATCTTGTCAAGTAAGTTAAAAGTCTTTTTTGCATAAATAAAACAAAAAGGAGATGTTATGAAAATTTACTGCATAGAAAATTTGTTGGACGGTAAAAAGTATGTTGGATTAACTAAAGGTGAAATACAAAGAAGATTCAAAAGGCACAAAGAACACGCCAGAAGCAACAAAGAAAAACAACATTTACACGATGCAATAAATTTATACGGAATCAAAAATTTTGTGTGTTATGAGTTGGACACAGCCAATAGTTTTGAAGAACTTTGCGAAAAAGAAAAAGAATGGATAAAAAAATTAAATTCAAAAACTGAAGGTTATAATGAGACAAACGGCGGCGAAGGTTCGTTTGGTAGAGTTTTAAGTGAAATCACAAAACAAAAAATAGGAAATTCAAATAGGGGTAGAGTTCAGTCTTATGAAGAAAAAAAAATTAGAAGCGAATCTAACAAAGGAATAAATGCCGGTTCAAAAAATCCTTTTTATGGTAAAACACACAGCACACAATCAATAGAAAAATACTTAAGTCACAAAGGTGTATGTGTTCATTGTGGAATTGAAGCGACCAATGCTAATATAAAAAGATGGCACAACGATAATTGTAAAAAGAAAGTGAATTCATAATGAAAATTTGTATATTAGGTGATACTCATTTTGGAATGAGAAATGATTCTGTTGCTTTTTTAGATTTTGGTGAAAAATTTTATAATGAAACTTTTTTTCCTTATTTGATTGAAAACAATATAAAGACTATAATACAACTTGGAGATTTTTTTGATAGAAGAAAATATATAAATTTTTATAGTTTGAAAAGAACTAAAGAAATGTTCTTAGATAAGTTGATTCAATACAATATTGAAATGATAGTTTTGGCTGGAAACCACGATACATACTTCAAAAATACAAATGAAGTGAATTCAATAAAACTATTGTTGGAAGATTACGAAAATATTACAGTTATTGATGTTCCACAAACGGTACATTTGGAATGTGCAAACACTTCATATGATATTTGTATAATTCCGTGGATTTGTGCAGATAATTATGATAACTGTATGAATGAAATTAAAAACACAACCGCACCAATTTGTATGGGACATTTTGAAATTTCTGGATTTGCAATGCACCGAGGACAAATTTCAGATGAGGGATTAAGTATGAATCTATTTGATAAATTTCAAAACACATTTAGTGGCCATTATCACCATAAATCAACTCAAAAAGGAATTACATATGTTGGCACGCCGATGGAGATGACCTGGCAGGACTATTCGGATCCTCGTGGTTTTCACCTCTTTGACTTGGATTCCTATGACTTGGTGTTTATACAAAATCCTAATGTTATGTTTCACCGCATAACCTATGATGACAAATACCAAGAGATTAAAGAAGTACTAAACAAAGACCTAAGTGCATGTTCTGGTGTTTATGTTAAGGTTGTGGTAGTAAACAAAACTAATCCATATCTGTTTGACCAGTTCATGAACAAGATTTATAATCTAAATCCACTCGATATTACCATTGTTGAAGATGCATTAGACTTGACAGAAGATGATGATGGTGATATAATTGATGAAGCCGAGGATACTGTAACCATTATTAACAAATATGTGGACTCAATTCAGAATGAAGGCATTGATAATAACAGGCTTAAATCCATGATGCGTGAATTGTATGTGGAGGCCTTGAACTTAGAACAGGCATGATAAAGTTTCAAACTATTATTTGGAAGAATTTGTTAAGTACCGGTAACTCGTTTACCGAAATTAAACTGGACAAATCTCCCAATACTTTGATTATTGGCAACAACGGCGCCGGCAAGTCCACAATTCTGGACGCTCTGTGCTTTGTGTTGTTTGGTAAGCCGTTTCGTAAGATTAACAAACCAAACCTTGTAAACTCAATTAACAACGGAGATACACTAGTAGAAATTGAATTTGCCATTGGTAAGAAACAGTATAAAATTATTCGTGGTATCAAACCAAACACATTTGAAATATATTGCAACGGTGTTTTGCTGAACCAGGATGCCAAGGCGAAAGACTACCAAGACTTCTTAGAGAAATCTATTCTCAAGTTTAACTATAAGTCATTCACGCAAATTGTCATTCTTGGTTCGGCATCTTTTGTTCCTTTTATGCAGTTGTCTCCTGCTGATAGAAGAACAATCATTGAAGAATTGTTGGATATTCAAATCTTTACCTCGATGAATGGTCTTATCAAAGAACGTATGGCCGCAATCAAAGATAGTTCTACCAAAAACAAGTACGCAATGGAACTAACTTCTGAAAAGATTAAAATGCAGAAACAGAACATTGATGAACACAAAAAGAATAACGAAGAAGAAATTGAATCTAAGAAACAAGAAATACAAACAAACCAAGAACAAGTTGAAAAACTAAACAAAGATATCATACTGATTCAAAAACATATTGATTTGTTGAACAAGAAGATTGAAGATAAGACTTCTGTTGAAACCAAAAGTAAAAAACTGGTTCAGTTGGAAGCCAAACTTGAATCTTCTATCAAAAAGACAGAGAAAGATATTGCATTTTATCACAACAATGATAACTGTCCTACATGTAAACAAACTATTGGTGCATCTTTTAAAGAAGAACAAGTCAATGAACACGTAGCCAAAGCTTTGTTGCAAAAGAATGGACTGCAAGAACTTAATGCGGAATATGGTAAATTGCAAAATCGTTTAAATGAGATAATGAAAGTTGCAAAACATGTTACAGAACATAACAACGAGATTGTTAAACACAACTCTACCATTACCGCAATCAATCAGTATGTAACAAAATTAAACAGAGAGGTTAAACTTCTAAGTGACAAGAAAGAAAACTTGACAGAAGAAAACCACAAGTTGAAAGAATTGAAAACAGAATTGGCATCTTTGATTAAAGAACAAGAAAACCTTTCTGTTGAAAAACATTACCACGAATATGCAGCATCATTGTTGAAAGACAATGGTATTAAGACGAGAATTATCAAGCAGTATCTGCCTATCATCAATAAATTGGTGAATAAGTATTTGAAAGCAATGGACTTCTTTGTCAATTTTAACTTGAATGAAAACTTTGAGGAAACAATTAAATCTCGTCACCGTGATGAGTTTAGTTACTCAAACTTTTCTGAAGGTGAAAAGATGCGTATTGACTTGGCCTTGTTATTTACATGGCGACAAATTGCTAAGATGAAAAACTCAACAAATACCAACTTGTTGATTCTGGATGAAGTATTTGATTCCAGTTTGGATGGTGTTGGAACGGATGAATTCTTGAAATTGATTCATGATATGGGCAGTGACACAAATATATTTGTTATCAGCCACAAAGGCGACCAACTTTTTGATAAGTTTAGGTCTATTATTAAGTTTAAAAAAGTTAACAACTTTAGCCAGGTGGAAAAATGAGTGAAGTATTTAAGTTTAATACAGAAGATGCTGTTGGTGATGTAGTACACAAAAAATCAAATTTTGAATTACCGATTTATAATTTGGTTTCAGAAGATGATCCAATTTTGCGTGAAGTTATGCCAGAATTTACTTTCTTGGATATCAATGTAAATGCCAATAGTTTGGCATCTTCTTTGGTAGAAACATGTAGAAAAATGAATGGTATTGGGTTGTCAGCAAACCAGTGCGGGTTAAGACATCGTGTCTTTGTGATGGGTGCCGGTGATAATTATGTCGCACACTTTAATCCTAAGTTATTAGAAACTAAAGGTGAGGCACACATGATAGAAGGATGCCTATCTTTTCCTTTACTAGGTTTGAGAATTACCAGGCCTGAAAAAATTACGGTAGAGTACCAGGATTTTTATGGCGAAAAACATGTGCGTAAGTATAACGGCATTTCTGCACGTTGTTTCTTGCATGAGCTTGACCACATGAACGGAATAGTGTATACTGACCGTGTAAAGCCATTGGCACTTAAATCTGGTTTAGATAAACGGAACAAGATAATTAAGAAAATGGCACAATACCAAGCACTTATTATGAAACAAGCGAAACAACAGAATGGCAAAGACTCCGCTAGAGTACGTTGAGAAACAATGGACTGAATGGCAGGAAAATAATCCTGTTCACGAACATATTGATGAAGAACAACTAAAGAAAACCCTCATTGAGGACCTAACTTATGCGTCTTCAATGGATGTTAGAGAATACACTTTGTACCAAAAATGGTGTGAAGTAAAAGAACGTTATCCTGTTGATGAGATTTCAACTTTGTATGGTTATGAATATCAAATGACCAACAAAGAACAAGAAAAGTTGATTCAAAAGGTCAAGAGTAACTTTTGGGTTCCTAGTTCTCCAGATGATTATGAAAAGTTAGAACCTATTATGCAATTACATAATGGTGAATTGGCAGAAACATGGAATGCCATACGTACATTCTCATCTACCATGAAGAACAATTCTAACATTGGTCGTAATCTATTTTACACAGTCGTTGATGCACGTTCTGGTAAGTATCTTGGTGTTATTTGCATTTCATCCGATTTCTTGGATTTGACACCTCGTGACAATGCAATTGGTTGGTCTAGAGATATTAAGACGCAACAAGGTATGATTAACCACACTGCAATTGGTTCTACAATTGTGCCTTTGCAACCACTTGGTTACAATTACATGGGCGGTAAATTGTTGGCATTGTTGTGTCTCGCTGATACAGTTCAAAAAGATTGGAAGGTTCGTTATGGAGACACTCTTGTTGGCGTTACTACAACGTCACTCTATGGAAAGACCAAAGCCAACGGGCTTTCTCAATACGATGGTCTGGAACATTGGCAGAAGATGGGATTTTCTAGTGGGTCTGTTGCTTTTGAGCCTAAGCGCACAACTGCTAACATGGTCTACAAATGGATCAAAGAAAACCACACAAGAAAATACTTTGAATGGTGGGACGCAACCAACACACAAGGACTTCCACTGAAACGTGACCACAAGAATCGTTCATTAAACTTTGCATATGGTAAGTTAAAAATACCAAAAGAATTGATTCGCACAGAACACCAACGTGGAATTTACTTTTCTCCGTTATACAATAACACCAATGAATTTCTCCGCAAAGAAATTGGTGACAAAGACTTGGTTAAATCCTTTGATACGTCCGAGGAAACATTAACCAACATTTGGAAAAGTAAGTATGCTAAACCTAGGATTCGGCAACTACAAAAGAAAAACCAGGTATCCTATGAATCATTATTCTATGATGACCTGATTTATTTGTCTTGGGAAGAAACCAAGGCAAAATATTTGCCACAAGTTGGCAGATAAATCAAGTATACCACAAATATGCTTGACATATTACATACATAATAGTATGATAGTGATTCTCTCGCAAGAGAGTTTTTTTAAATTATTAGGAGTCTATATTATGAGCAATCTATCCGCAAAAACCCGCATGTTGAACGCATTGAAACAAACTGAAGGTTACAACACTTTTACAGTTAAATCTGCACAACGCCGTTTTGGAATCAAGAACGTTTCCGCACGTATCGATGAACTTCGCCAAGAAGGTCATTGCATCTACACCAACACAAAGACTGTTAACGGCAAGAAAATCAATGTTTATCGCCTAGGCACACCAACTAAAGCATTGGTTCGCACCGCATTGTCTGCTGGCGCATCGTTTACTGCTTAATCTTACGGGGGAGTTTATCTCCCCTTTTTATTTTCTAACCTGGAGCCTACATGGAAATTTCAGTAAAAACAGAAGACTTACGTAAGTATAGTATCTTCGTAGCAACACCGATGTATGGTGGTATGAATCACGGTCTTTACATGAAAGCATGTTTGGACTTACAAGGAATCTGTATGCAGTATGGCATTCAGGTTAAATTCTCATTCCTGTTCAATGAATCTCTGATTACTCGTGCTCGTAACTATTTGGTGGATGAATTCATTCATCGTTCAGAGTGCACACATTTACTATTCATTGACTCAGACATCAACTTTAATCCACAAGACGTTGTTGCGTTGTTGGCTTTGGATAAAGATGTTATCGGCGGACCTTATCCTAAAAAAGCAATTAAGTGGCGTTCTGTAAAGCGTGCACTTGAAAAGAATCCTGACCTTGATCCGCAAAAACTGGAAAAGGTTGCTGGTGATTTTGTTTTTAATCCTGTGAAAGGCACTGCACAATTTTCTGTAACAGAACCTTTGTCCGTGTTAGAAATTGGTACAGGTTTCATGATGGTTAAACGTGAAGTTTTTACCAAAATGGAAGAAGCATATCCAATGATTCGTTACAAACCTGACCATGTTGGCCAAGCTAATTTTGATGGTTCACGTTACATTCACGCATTCTTTGATACTGTTATTGATACAACAGATTCTATTACAGGCGGTGGTTCTGACCGTTACTTGTCGGAAGATTATATGTTTTGTCAAATGTGGCGCAAGATTGGTGGAGAAATCTATCTATGTCCTTGGATGAGAACCGCACACATTGGTACCTATCACTTCCACGGTGACATGCCGGCCGTTGCAAATTATGTTGGAGAAATGTAATGCCTAAAAATGATGAAATGCTTACTGTTAGTTTACCTCCTGAAATTGAACATGATTATAATATGGTTAGAGACAGCATTTTATCTAAAGGTCGTAAATTTGATGGTGGTAAACTAGAATATGGTTTACTGCCACCATTTGCACTGGAAGAAACCGTGAAGGTTCTTACCTTTGGTGCACAGAAATACGAACGTGATAACTGGCAAAAAGTTCCAGATTCCAAACGTAGGTATTTTGATGCACTTCAAAGGCATGTTTGGGCTTGGAAACGTGGCGAACAAGATGATCCAGAATCTGGTATTCATCACCTAGCACACGCAATGTGCTGCTTGATGTTTCTTTATGAACATGATATAATCTATTCTAAAGAAACTTTACATAATGAGGAAAACAAATGAAATTATCCGCTGAAACACTTACCGTATTGAAGAACTTTTCTACAATCAATCAAAACCTTGAATTCAAACAAGGTAATAAATTGACGACAATTTCCGCAGGAAAATCTGTCTTAGCACAAGCTACACTTAAAGATGATTTTCCACAGAGTTTTTGTGTTTATGATTTGAATCAATTCTTGTTGGTACATTCAATGTTCAAAGGTGATGTTGAACTTGAATTTGATGCATCCAATATTACGTTCAAAGGTGGTCGTAGTAAGACCAAATATCGTATGGCGTCTAGAGACACTATCGTTATTCCACCAGAAAAAGAAATCAAGTTGAATGATGTTGACTATTCTTTTACTTTATCTGATGCCGATTATGCAGAGATTATGCGTTCTGCTGCAATTCTATCTTCACCAAATATCGCATTAAAATCTAATGGTGAATCTGTTGAAATCTTTGCTTATGATGCAAAAGATGACTCACAACACACCAGTTCCATCAAGGTTGGTGAAGGAAACGGTAAAACCTTTACTCTTGTATTCAAGACCGAAAATTTAAAGATGATTCAAGGTTCATACGATGTTCAAATCTCCTTCAAAGGTTTGGCTAACTTCAAAAACACCAAAGAAGAAATTCAATATTGGATTGCTATCGAATCTAAGGAAAGTACCTTCTAAATATGACTAACCAAGTTCAAACATTATATGGAACCTTTGATGAGAAACAACTAAGGTCTCTCAAAGGTTATATTGAAGAAATTGTATTGTGTATGGCTCGTGCAAAATCAACATCACAATCTATGGCGGACATGGTAAGTCTTGCCCATGATGAGTTGAAAATTCCTAAAAAGATTATCAAACGCATGGCTAAGGTTCAATATAACCAGTCTCTGCAAGAAGAAGTTGCAGAATTTAAAGAGTTTGAGGCTCTTTTGGAGAGTATTAAAGATGTTAAGTAAACTATTTGGATTTTTCAAATCAAAACCTGTAGTAAAGCAACCTGAACCGGAAGTAACTCCCGAACCTTTGGTTAAATTAGGACCTGAAAAGGAACAACTAGTTACCGTTGAGTATGAGGTAATTGTTTCACCATCACCTCAACAACTTGAAGATGCGTTCAAAGAAGAAGAAAATCCAAAGTATGAAAAAGATAATGGTCCTTTGACTGAACGCCAAGTAGATGAAATTGCTGCTTCTGTTACAGAAGAAACAAAGCCTCCAGCAAAAAAACGTGCACCACGTAAAACTTCTGCAAAGAAAACCACTAAAAATGGAAAAAGCATCTCGTAGGTCTTTTGCAAAAACATTAGGCCTTGCTGGCCTACTCGCAGTTGGTGTTGAAGGTTACAAACAAGCCAAAGAAAGGATTGTTTATAAACAAGATGAATTGCCAACTGCGGAGTTAGAAAAACAACTTGAAACTAAACCTGTGTTGCAACTCCAAGCAATATATGGTGAAGAACTGCCACCCCAACAAAGTAGTTATGGAAATTTTTACTTTGTTGGTATAGGTCCAAATTACAAACCTGGAACAGAAAAGCGTGTTACTGTGAATATGGCTCCAGGTCCTGATGGCAAACTTTACGTCAAAGAGAATGACATTTGGCGAAAAATTTAAAAACATATATAGATGTGAGGCTTAGCCTCAATTTTTAAACCACACACATTACGAGTTTGCGCTTTGCATCTCTTTGTGTTTAATAAAGGAAAATTTATGTTTGATACAAAAACTTTAGACCCGAAAAAGGTCACATTCACAAAAATCGTTTCACCCGGAGTTCGTTTCAAAGAACGAATTATTATTTCTCTGGATGATATTCACAATCCACCACTGAAAAAAGATAACTCAGTGCGTTCTGCTGGTAAGAATGTTCAACACATCCAGCGTTTGGAAACATCTTTTACAAATGGCATCGATTATTCTTTGATGCCTCCTACTGTCAGAGAACATACAAGTATTGAGTCTGGTCATATTACCAGATATACAATCGTTACTGGACATCATCGTTTCGAAGCACTGCGTAACTTAGGTTTCAAAGTGTGGATTTTTGATGTATATGAAATTCCAGCTGATGGTCAATATGGTTATGAAGATGCTGTCCGCACATTCCAACTGACAGAAAATGACCATAGACCATCATACGCCAGTACTGAGGCCGATGTTGTGAATACTGTTGTGAGATTGATTTCACATAGTTCAAAACTTGTTTCTCCTGAAGAAGCCAGTATCAAGAATTATGTTGATAGCGTTTGCAAAAATATGCATCACAATACACGAGCAAAAGTTGTGCGTGATGTTGTTCGTAAATTGGCTAAAAATGGTTGTTTGGTATACCGTGACTTCCTAACATACACTGCACAAGACGTTCAAGATTTCTTGGCTAAAAACACCGATTATGTTTGTGGTGGTAATTTTGACTTCAAACGTAAAAAACATGGCTGGTCAGTCTTGGAGGGTTATGAATATGAATTCATGGTAAATGCTGCCAAAAAATACCATGATACTGGTGTTGAATCTTATTTCACAATCCACACCAAATCACCTACTGAAAAATTTAGCGTTCAAGACAAACGCAAAAAGATGGTTAATCAGTTTGCTGAATTAGAAAATACACTTCTTTCCGTTTTTGAATACTATGAAAAACATAAGAAGTTTCCGTGGAATGTTGAAGGTGCATTACCACAAGACATGACAGCCAACGAAGAAGTTTACATCAAAATTTAATCGTGATTGACATGGCCTTCGGGCCATGTTATACTTATTTTTTTATTATGGAGTTTTGAATGTCCGATCACATGTTGTGGGTAGAGAAGTATCGCCCTAAGAAAATCGAAGATTGTATTCTTCCTGATTCACTGAAAGCCACATTTCAGGAATTCGTAAACAGAAAAGAGATTCCCAATCTTTTATTGGCTGGCACTGCTGGTGTTGGTAAAACCACTGTTGCAAAGGCTCTCTGTGAAGAAGTCGGTTGTGACTATATCGTAATCAACGGCTCGGATGAAGGCCGTCAGATTGAAACTTTTCGTGTCAAGATTAAGAACTATGCTTCTTCTGTTTCCTTGATGGGTGGTCGCAAAGTTATCATCATTGATGAAGCTGACTATATGAATGCTGAGTCCGTTCAACCAGCATTGCGTGGAGCGATTGAGGAGTTCTCCAGCAACTGTTCTTTCATCTTCACATGTAACTTCAAGAATCGAATCATTGAACCGATCCATTCTCGTTGTACCGTTATTGACTTCAAGTTGAACGGCTCTAAAGCAAAGATGGCCTCGGCTTTCTTCAAACGTGTCGAAGGTATTCTAACACAAGAGCAAGTTAAGTACGACAAAGAAGTTGTTGCGGCAATTATCACAAAACACTTTCCAGACAATCGCCGTGTGTTGAACGAACTTCAACGTTATTCGGTTTCTGGAACGATTGACCGTGGTATCTTGTCGAATGTGTCCGAAGTTCAACTTACCGAACTTATCAAGTCGCTCAAAGAAAAAGACTTTGCTGGTGCTCGTAAGTGGACTACAAACAATCCGGACAATGATCCTGCTCGTTTGTATCGTAAGATTTATGATGGTCTGTATGAGCAACTTAAACCAAACTCTGTACCTCAATTAGTTTTACACTTGGCTAAGTATCAATATCAGGCCGCTTTTGTTCCAGACCACGAAATCAATATGATTGCTTGTCTGACCGAAATCATGGTCGATTGTGAGTTCAAGTAATGCCTGATTTATTCAAAGAAGTCATTCCGTCCATTCTTCAAACTAAGAAGAATGTATTTGAATCTGAGGTTGATTACAAAGACTATAATAAGTTTGTGGTCAACCGTGCTTTATCTTTTCACATGGACTGTATATTGTATGCAAACGAAATGAATCTATATCCAGACTTAGATTCCGATATGCAATACCAGTATCTTTTGAACACTATTCGTTCAATGAAGCGTAAGTTTCAGCCATGGCAAAAGGCCGAGGTGTTGAAAGATATTGGATGCGTTAAAGAATATTTTGGATACTCCAATGAAAAAGCTAAAGAAGCTTTGCGTATTCTTAGTGACGAACAGTTGGAACAAATTCGTAAACACACAGATAAGGGTGGTACAAAATAGTTCTTTAAATTATATTTTTACTAAATATAAAAGTATAGTTTAAGGATTCAAAATGACAAATTGTGTTGGATACAATCAACTACCAAATGAAGAAGAATTTAAACATCTTTATTCGGTCAAATCTCAACAAGAATTGGCTGAATATTACGGTTGCAATAAAGCAAGAATACGGAAATGGATTAAAATATTTGACCTTAAACTTCGAACTAAAGGCGGTGGCAACAATAGAAAATATCAGATAGATGAATCTCAACTAAGAGAATTGATTGAAAAAAAATAT